AGGTGTGCTGAGGTGTGATGTGCGATAGCCTGAGGTGAAGCTGAGGTGTGCTGTTAGATAGCCTGAGGTGAAGCTGAGGTGTTGAACGAAAAAAATTGATGGGAAGACAAAGAGACACGAACACTGCGGTGAGCGCGTAGACACCTTAGGAACACCTGAGGATACCTGCGGATGAGATTCACAATCCGATGCGAGGCTATATAAATCAATGACTTACGAGTGCCTGTGGCGTAGCTTGTGGCATGACTAGGGTGTGTGGAGGTCAGCGAGAGGGGAAGCCCAACGGCATATGGGGGGAAGTTGCGTCCCCGCAATCCGAGGAGGGATTTCATATTTTTGCACCAAATATCGACACCCCAGTACACCCTAGGAACACCTGAGGTCTTCAATTTGTCAGCGTTATCGTAAGGGGAGGGGGATACTTAAAGACATCTAAAGGACAACCTAAAGTGAACCTATAGGTGTCTATAGTATGTACTGTAAGATAGACGTAGTAGGAGTATCCTATATATCTATTCTATGTAAGTCATCTATAGACACCCTATAGGTAAGCTTTATCTACCCTTAAACATCCATGTAGATTGCCTAGAGGGTTTGTCTTTCAGGAAGAAACAATTCGACATGAACTTATCAAGCTCGTCTTGGAGCAGTTGCTCCTTACGATCTTTGATCTGGTCTTCTGCCTGAGCCGCCATCTGATCGACCCAATACTGAACAGCTATGGCTAGAGCGTCTAGTCTGTCGTCATGGCTGAGTGCCCCTCTGTCTCGTGTAATACGAGTCATCTGGTAGAACAGCATATATCGGGTAGCTTTGTCGGCTGCGTAGTGTCCTACGCTCTTGTAGTCAGCCTCAATGACGTTTTGGTCGATCACCAGACGGTGCTGGTTCATCACTGGTTCCAATACGTCCACGATCCGCTTTTCCTTCTGGATCGAGTGTTTGACTTCCTCAACAGTACAAGGGTGTGTCTTCTGGAGGTAGGGCTTCAACAGTTCAGAGAACATACCGTCACCGAAGTTCGCCTCGATGATGATTTGGTTGACCTTATGGGCTTTCGCGAGGTCAGCTAGGGTCTGTAGTGTCTCTGGGCTGTAGCCACCTTGAAGTCCACCTGCGGCGACCACAAAGAGGAAGCCGTTGAGCATCTTGACGATGGCATACGAGGTTTCGTCTGCGCCTCGACCAGCAGGGTCGATTGCCATGACACTTCCAGTGTACTGCAGCCAATCCCCGATGATCTGAAGTGGGCTGAAAAACTTGTCGCCATTCAAGCCGACGTTCGGCAAGTCTGACAGGACGTTTAGTGGGTTCTTCGTCCAGATGAGATTCTCTGGAGCTTTCTCAGTGTTGCAGGACATGACAATCAAGTCAGACAGCTTCAACGGGTAGCGATCTTGGTCGGACAGGCTTGTGTCCAACATGAACTGCAAGGAGAAGCCAGAACGTCCATAGGACAGTTCCCGCTCCAGCAGATCATGGTCATCGAATCGCCTTGGGTCGGTAGGCTTACCTGCGAGCTTGGTGTCTCTGTCTAGCTGGTCAGCCAGCATAGGGGCAAGACGACCACCCATGCGGTCACGTTGGGCTTCCTGAGGAAACCTAGCGCACCACACACGAACCTCGTAGCCACGCTCAGGGAGAAGCTCGTAGATCGACATCTCGGTCTGGGGAGTACCCAGATAAATGATGCGACCATCAGGCTTCAACACAGCGTCAAATTCCTTGACGCTCTCAGCGAGCTTCTCGCGCATCGTTTGGGTTGCGGAGTTGTTCGGAATCTCAATGTCGTCGGCTACAATGATGTCAGCGCGGGAACCCGCCAACTGACCAGTGATACCAACGGACTTCACAGACGGGCTGTGCGAAGCTTTCGCGGGAGCCACGTCAAAGGCAATCTTAGACTGCCGCTGCCCCTCACGGGGTTTCAGGTGCGCCAATATTGGCATTTCTGTAATCAATCTTTGCGTGAACGTGGAGAAGTCGTCAGCACGTTGCTTCGACGCAGAGACCACCAACACCTTACACTCTGGGTTCATCAGCAGTTGGTGCACAACGAACGCAGAAGTGATGTAGGATTTACCGACACCACGGAACGCCTCAATGATGCACCGACGGGGCGCACTCTGGAGGTACTCAGCAATGTCGTATTGAACTGGGGTAGGGTCGGGAAGGTTCAGGTGCTTCCAGACCATGTACATGAAGTTTCTAAAGTCCCGAAGTTGTTCGGGAACTGCGGGAGTAGTCATAGGATCGATTTCTAGGGGGGTAGGAGGCGCAAACGAGGGTGGGGGTATACCTACCCCTCACCCGCCGTCTCGCAAGTCTTACAGGACGTTTTATCCGTGCCGACGTAGCGGCTCGACATTGAAGGGGAGGCTGTCCACCAGATTACCCAGAGGAGTACCAGTGGCAGGTAGTGCTTCGATGCCATTGTCCTTCAAGAACTTGATTGCAGCCGTCAACTCCGCAGCACTAGCTTCGCCAGACTGCACCTTGTTCAGTAGGTCTTGTGCGACAGCATCGTGGAGCGAGTCGAGGATTTGCTTAGATGCGGTCATAGTTTCCTCACTGTCCGTTTCGAGCGCGATTCTTGCTCTTGGATTGAATACGTAGATTGCTCAGGGCATTGTTTGTCGGGTTCATGTCTTTGTGGTCAACGTCTTTACCGTCACCCTTTCGGACACGCCCTTTGGCTTCCATGAGCCTACGTGCTTTGTTTCGTGCAGCCCGATTCTTGATTTGATCAGGCTTGCCTTGGTAGTTCGCATATTCTTTCTTATAGTTTCTCACGGGACACCCCTTGAGTCTTTTCGATTGTGCGGAGACCGCCCAAGCCGAGAAGAGAAAGAACAAGCGTCATCAACTCGCCAGCACTGAGTAGCGGAGGCAGTTGGAGAGATTGGTCGATGAGATAAGCGATCATCCCTGCGAATGGATAGATCAGGAAGTGGTAGGACAAGCCCACCGCACAAATCCAGCCAATGGCAGGTCGCCAACCAGCAACGAAGATCGAAGGGTGTTTAGCCTCTTCAATGTTCGTCATTGCTTGCAAGATGTGCGGTTCTTGGAGAACCTTGGTCAGTTCCAGTTTTGCTTTGTTGCGCTCGTCATCCGAAGTAAAGAGCTTGTCCAAGCCACCAATGATTCCATCCGCGAGACCTTTTACAGCGTCTGCGGCGATTGTCATAGGCTTCCTTAATAAGCGCCAGCGTAGGAATCTACGGCAGCGTTTGTAGTCTGTTTCTTTTTGTACTTGCTTGTGGAGGTATCGTACTCAACGTCAGACGTAATGTCCTTGTTGTCTTTGTCGTACACCTTCGAGTACTTGTCGGTTCCCTTGGTCACGTCAGCGACTGTGTAGCCAGCGCCGTCAGGTGCTTTGGGGGTGGTGTTGTAATAGCCGCCAGAATCGAGGCACATATTATGCTCCCAGTAAAAGTTTGATTGCTTTGTCTAGCCCAATGAATTGCGCCGAGACAACCGCAGCCGCGCCCATAGCTAGGTACTTGATTTGATTTAGCGTCTTTTCGATTGTGCTGATGCTCTTCTCGAAGACTCGTGCCTCGTCACGCATCTCCTTGAGGAGCGTGTCGGTGCTGTCCGCTCGGAACTCCAGCTTTACGACGCGATGTTCTAATTGATCCATTTTTAAGGTACTCAGTGATTTCTTTTTGATTGTCGTTGAAAACCGCCAATAAGCCAGAGGCGAGTGCGACCACTTGTTGTTCGGTGAGTCCCGTACCCATAGTTTCATCGATTGCGTGAATCACTTCGTGAAGAAGGGTGTCCCTCTCAGTATCAAGAGGGAGACCATTCATCATCGCAATACGTTGTCTATGGGTTTCGCACATCCCAATGGCATCTTCGGCTACTTCGTCAACCCAGAGGATTTCAAAGGTCTTGCCCAAGATGCGTAGAGATTTCATTTCAATCCTTAGAAAATGATTGGAGTTGGAGTCCAAGTAGACTCAGCGTCGTCGTCACCAGTTTGCGAGCTACCACCGTAGCCAGACATCAGCAACTGCCCATCATCCAGCAGGTAAGTCGTAGCGCCTTCGTTGGTGTGACCAGAGGTGTTGATGTCAACAACAATGCGGTTGCCGCCAATAGGAACTGGAGTGAAGACGTTACGGTTTGTACCATCACCAACACCCAATGCACCGTTGGAGTTATAACCACAGGCATACACAGCGCCGTCAGAAGCCAACATAACGGAGTAGCCATAATCAGTCGTGCCACCGAGAGCCAACTTGGTGATTGTCGCACCAGAGTTCAGCGGAAGACCTGTGACCTGAGTCCAAGTTGTCAAGTCGGTGGTGTTGCCACGACCAAGCTGACCTTGGTTGTTACGCCCAGTGCACCAGAGAGTGCCGTCAGTTTTGACGAGCATCGAGTGGGCGTAATCGTACGCAGAGGCGTAAACCTTAGCAACACCAGAGGCGACCTTCAGAGGAGTCGTTTGAGCCGTACCAGCGACAGCGCCTGTACCGAGGTGACCGTAATAGGTGATGCCCCAAGCGTACAGGTCACCGTTTGCGGCAATCGCAAAGCAACCATAAGAGGTTGGCACAATGTCAACGATGATCACTCCAGACAACACACCAGCAACCAAAGTCGGGATGTTTGCCTGAGTTGCGTTACCGTTGCCCAACTGGTTTTCACCGTTGTAACCCCATGCGTACACCGCTCCTGTTGCAGTCAAAGCGTAGTACGTAGTGTAGCGCTCGCGACCAGCAGCGATCTTTGTGACGTTTGTCAGCACAGGGAGTTCAGCAAATACGTTGCGCTGTACGGTATCGCCCTGCCCAAGTTGACCGTAGCCGTTGTAGCCACAGGCATGAACTTTACCGTCAGAGGTCAACACCAGAGTGCTGGCGTAACCTTCTGGAGAAAGCGTTTGAGCCACTTGGGTGACGGTCTTGTTCACCAGAGAACCAAAGTCGCTGGAGCGCACAGGCACGAAGCGGGTGGTTGTGTCGTTTACGCCGAGGTTACCGTAGGTGTTTGTACCCCATTGCCAGAGCTTACCGAGCTTGTCGATTGCTCGACCACCAACGTCGCTGTAGCCCAGATAGAGCTTATCAACACCAGAGAACCCAAATGGGAACGCAGTGCGCTGAGGCGAGGTCTTAGCGTTGGTGCTATTACCAATACCCGAAGAGTAGCTTCCGTTGTCACCCCACGTGCGTACAGAGTCATCTTGCATGATGACCATGTTCTTTCGGTAAGAGATGTTACGGTGCTCCAAAAGCTTCTTGACTCGAACACCAGAGCGAACTTCAGGCAAACCCCAGACGGGCAAACCAGTTACGCTGTCAATCTTCAAAATGTGACCAGCAGCGCCTTTTGGAAGACGCACAAGCTGAGTACCATTAAAATAAATCAGGTCACCAGCAGCTTGACCGATGCTGGCAGAACCTTGGGCAAACAATTGCCATTTGGAAGTATCAGTAGGGAGAGAGCCTACGACTGTATCAACGATACAAACGTAGGAGTCTCCGTTATAACTGACCACATCCTGTTTTGTGTAAGTTGTTCCCGCCGCATACGCGCCTTTCCACGAGAAAGCAATCTTACCTAGAGAAACAG